AACCAATGGAACAGTCGGCATGTGGGAAATCCCGCTTCTTCGTTGAAGCGTGACGGCTATCACTACTGTTGCATTAACTACCAGCGGCTACTGGCGCATCGAGTGGCGTGGAAAATCATGACCGGCGAAGATCCGATCGAGATTGATCACATCGACGGCAATCGCAGCAATAACAAGTGGTCAAATCTTCGTAACGGCACGCGCTCCGACAACCTTCGTAATATTGCGCTGAAACGAACAAACAAGTCCGGCTATCACGGCGTGCGGTTCAGTAAACGGCAACAGAAATGGGTCGCATACATCACAATCGGAAGCTTCGACAAAAAGGAAGACGCTGTTGAAGCAAGGAAAAAGTACGAGGTCTTGCTTGGCTTCCACGCTAACCACGGTCGCATGACCGGGGAGAAAGAACTCTAACCCGGCAGCGTAGGGCCTCTGCGCTGTCGTGTAAGCGGGACGCCATCCTCACGTTCGCCCGAGCGTGGGGGTGGCGGCTCTCTCGAAAATCAGGAGCAGATAAACATGGCGACTAGAGATCCCGACGACGCACTGGTGCCGGTGTTCGAACATTATGCAGTCGAAGATCCGGTGAAATCCGCTGCCGAGGGCCGCAAGATATTCAACGACCAGGAGATCGTCAGGGTCCGGTTTCCTGGCAGCGACTCCGTTTATGTGTTTCCGGCAATGGCTAAGGCGTCAGGCTGGCTCACTGACCCGATGACCGGCGAGCAAACGCAAATCACCTACGCGGAAAAGTTTCGCAAGCAGTATATGCAGTTCAAGGAACGCGCCACGCAAACCAAGTCGGGCACGATTCTCGACCATGTGCCGTTCCTGACCGAGGCCAAACGCTCTGAACTGAAGGCGCTCAACATCTACACGCTCGAGGCCCTTGCCGAAGTCGACGGCCAACCGCTCAAGAACCTTGGCATGCACGGCCGCGACCTGAAGAACAAGGCGATCGAGTACATCGCAGAAACCAAGCAGGGCGCGCCTAATCTGCAATTGATGGAGCAGCTCGAGGCGCTGAAGGCCCGCAACGCCATCCTGGAAGAGGACGCCAAGTTCACCAGTCAGCGCCAGGCCGCAGAATCTGAATTCGAGAACATGTCGGTCGACCAGCTGCGCGAATTCATCAACGCCAATACCGGGCACACGCCGCAAGGCTCGATCAACCGCAAGACACTGATCCGCATGGCGATGGACGCAAGGCCACAACAAAAGGTCGCGTAAATGACGCTGCTGACGGTCATCCAGAGCGTGTGTCCGGTTGTCGGCGTTCTGGTGCCGCAGACGGTGTTCGCCAACATTGCCGCTAACCGCACCATGCAGGAGATGGTCGCGCTCGCCAACGAGGCGGCGCAGACCATCGCCTGGGACACACGCGAGTGGACGGCGCTAAAGACCACGACGACGTTCACTGGCGACGGCGTCAACGAAGCCTTCAATCTGCCGGCTAATTACCGGCGCATGCTGCTGAAGAGCAACGTCTGGCGCTCGACGCAAACGCAATGGCCGATGCGGTTCGTGCCCGACGCCGACGAGTGGCTGCAACGCCGGGCCTCGACCTATTACGACAGCGCCGGCGAGTGGACGATCTACGGCGGCCAGATGCATATCCAGCCGATCATGGCGGCGCCGGTAACAAAACCGGCGCCGTTGCCGCCATTGCCGTCAGCGTGGGCGGTTGCCACCGATTACATTGTCGGCCAGGTCGTTAGCGATCCGGTCGACAGCACGGTCTGGACTGTGGCGGTTGCTCACACCAGCGCAGCGACCGGCACTTTTGCCGACGATCGCCTTGCCAACCCGACCTATTGGACGGCAACAATCCTGCCGGTGCCGCCGCCGATCGTGATCAGTCCCGCGCAAACGGCGACTTTCAACTATCTCGACAAGAACTGCATCAAGCTCGCCAGCGGCGGCTATGGCGATCGTTTCATGGCAGACGGCGATAGCTTCCGGCTCGATGAGCGGCTGCTGAAGCTCGCGATGATCTGGCGTTGGAAGAGCCAGAAGGGCACCGCCTATGCCGAGGACATGTCGACTTATGGCGATGCGCTCAATGCCTTGAGCGGCGCCGATCAGCCGGCGCCGATCATTATCGGCCGGGTGCCGATGATGCGCGGCGTCAGTCTCGCCTATCCGTGGCCTGTTCCGACCAATGGGCCTTGAGCATGAGTGTGCATCAAGCCTTTCGCCGTCAGCCGGTGCCGCAACAAGTCGCGCTGCAAGCGCAGGCGGTTACGATTCCGGCACCGACGCGCGGCATTATCGAGAGCGAGAGCCTGGCATTCATGCAGCCAGGCAGCGCCGTGGTTTGCGACAACTGGGCACCGACAATGAGGGGGGTCAAGCTGCGCGGCGGTTGTGTGCGCTGGTGCGATTTGCACCCTGGAGCCAATGTTTCAGATTGGCAGAACCTTCATCAATACCGACCAAATCAAAAGGTAAGAGACGCGGTCGATGACACGTTTTGGATTGTGCAAGTTGCTCACACTACCGGGGCCGCCCCGCTAACCTTTGCTCAACTCAGAGCATCGTTTCCTATCGCTTATGTGCAAACGACGGATAAGTCGATACTGAACTGGCAGAACGGGATTGCGTATAACTCGCTGGGCGAGCGCATTCGCGACGTTGTAGACGGCTCAACTTGGGAAGTTGCCGCCACTCACACTAGTGCCGCCACCGGCACCTTCCCTGCCGATCGCGCCGCCCACCCGACTTATTGGACACTGGTAACAACGACGCGCCAACCAGTGGTTTCGGCATTCGAGTACGCTTCCGGCAACGAGCAACGCATGTTCGCCGGCAACGCCACCTCTCTTTACGACGTGACGAGCAGCGTTCCTGTCCTGATCAAGTCAGGGCAGACTTCCGGCAATTATGTCGCCGCCCAGCTCGCCAATGCCGCCGACAACTACATGCTGGTGTGCAACGAAACCGGCGATGACGTGCTGCGCTTTGACGGCGTGGCCTGGGAGACGCTGAGTGCCGGCTATACGCCGCCGGCCGGCAAGCCCTCCAACATCACCGGACCCGGCACCGTCGCGCAGAATCTGACCTACGTTTGGAAGTACCGCAACCGCCTGTTCTTCATCGAGGGTGGCACCATGAACGCATGGTATCTGCCGCTCAATGCCGTGGGCGGCACGCTCTCGATGATCCCGTTGTCGGGTGCAGCCAGTCGTGGCGGTAGGCTGTTGTTCGGAGCTACTTGGTCTGTGGATGCCGGCGACGGCATTGACGACAAGTGTGTGTTCGCGACTGATCTTGGCGAGCTCCTGATCTTCACCGGATCGAACCCTGCCGACGCCGCCAATTGGCGCCAGGAAGGCCGTTATGCTGTCGCAGCCCCGATGGGCATGAATGCACACGCTTCAGTCGGCGGCGATCTGATGATCGAGACGGTCGACGGCATCGTGCCGATCAGCGCCGCGATCACCAAGGACACCTCTCAGCTCGAGATGGCCGCCATCACTCTCAACATCAAGAACACCTGGCGCAACGAGGTCAACGCCAAGCGGGCGATGCCGTGGAGCATGAAACGCTGGGACGAGTACGGCGCCATGTTCGTCACCTGGCCTGGCGGCACGCCAGGCAATCGCTATTGCGCCGTGGTCAATATCGCGACCGGCGCCTGGGCGCGCTTTGTCGGTTGGGACGCGACTTGCTTCATCCGCATGCGCGCCGACATGTTTTTTGGAACGCAAGACGGCATCGTCATGCAGGCCGATCGTACCGGCTATGATGACGGTCAGCCCTATGTTGCTACGCTGGTGGGTGGCTGGGGTGCGCTGGGGGGGCGTCTGCAAATGACGACCTGGCACCAGGCGCGGGCGTCGTTCGCGAGCGGCAACCGCGAGCCGTTCCAGCCGCAGCTCGCGGCGTGTACCGACTACAGTATTTTCCTGCCGCCGCCGCCGCCGATCGGCCTCGACCCCGGCGTGCAAGACGTATGGGATCAAGGCAAGTGGGGGCCCGACATGGGCGGCCCGCCGCCGCCAGTACCGACCCAACCCCAGCGCGACCGCTACGCGCAATGGGATCAGCCTTCTGTCGGCATACCGCCGGTGCGGAACACCATGTGGGTGTCGATCGGCGCCACCGGCTACATCCACGCACCGATCGTGCAAGTCACAGTCGGGCAGCAAGCCAAGCCGCTCGTCGAGCTCATTGCCATCGACGCGATCCACACGCCGATGGGCACCAACGTGTGAGGACAACATGGCTGCACCAGTAGAGGTCGCTGCCCCGCCGCCCGAGGCTTCGCCAACGGACCCTTCCGGCGTGCCGATCGATAGCTTTGGCGTGCCGCGTGACAACTTGTTTGTTTCTTATAATCCGCACGGCGCCGCGGGCGGCTTGTTCGCGCCGGCCTACATCCACGGCT